TAATATTAGTTAATATAAATGGAAATCGAAGATAAGAAGTGTGACGACACACAACCCGTTGCAAACTGGAAGTGTATATGGCTTACATTAGCATTAGCTGGTGGGTATTGGTACCTTCCACAAAGAAATAAGTGGGTCCTTTTAGGACTCTTATATTTTCCATACGTAGCACTTGCCTATTACGACCACTGGTATGCGTGTAAACGTAACCTTGGACCTACATACCTCGCGATGTTTTATCACTGGATAAAACCTCAAGATTCGGAACAGATTGTTAAGTATAAGAATTGGTGTCCCGAAATTAGAAATAAAGTGTTTTTTATAGACACGATTATATTACTCGGTGGTTTGGCTATTTTACCATCGTTTCTTAAATGGAAACCTTAAACTAATGTAAACCCAATATCTTTAGGTTTAATTTCTTCACTAAGTTTCCAATTCCATAAATAATAATTATTTTCCCCAGTTCCTTTTACGAATTTATGTTTAACGAGTTCTTCTTCGTCTACACCTATGTCTGTACAGTTGTATACATCGAAACCTCGATTACGTGCCATTATTATTGCGTCTTTTAAAGAATCACCAATGTTATATAATTTAAAAGCCTGGTTAATTTTTATACCCGATTTTTCGTGTATGTAAGGAAGACTACAAAAACAAACGAATTTATCTTCGTCGTCACTTAAATACGAATAAATTGTATTTTCACGCGGTAATAACCAGTTTCTCACGTACGTTTCGTCTACCTCTATAGATATTTTAAATTTTTCAAGGTATTTTCTTAACATTTGCGTTACTCTAGGTACATCCTTTCTTGTCATATCTCTTAAATGACTATTACCTATTATTTTGTGATGTCTTTCTCTTGAATCTGATGAAAATTTTACTTTACATAATTTTTTTACGTTTATGAGTCTATGCCAGGTTCTTACGGTTGCGAAAGGTGTGGGTAAACGTTTACCGACCGTGTATATAGCTTGCCAAATACCAAAATCGTGCGCCTTTCGAGTAATTTCGCTTATGAGTAAAGGTGCTAATCCCTTGGATCTCGAATTTTTATCGACACACAAAAAGTTTATTTGTAACATTTTTTTAATGGTTTTGTTTATACGAATTTTACTAATAATAGCAGTTATACATCCTTCAATTTTTTTCGTTTCTTTATTTTGTATAGTTATAATCCAATCTTCGTTTACAGCTATTTTTAAAAGTTCTAATTGATATTCAAAATAGTAATTAGAATCACGAAGATAGTTATCTTTTAGAAATGCGTGAAGTTCTGATAAAGTACACGTACTCCATTCATATTGATCGTCTAATTTAACACTTTTAAATTTTATTTTCTCTATTTCACCTTCTTTTTCGTTAATTGCTTTATTTTGGGGAACTGGCTGTTTATCCCACCATGTATGTTCACTCATTTTACTATAAAATAGGCTTAAAGTTTTTAAACTAGTTAATAACATATATAAATATGTCACTTGAACAAGATTACACGACCGTACCAGGACAACTTTTTGCGTGTCTTTCTATAGTCGGGCCAGAAGCACCGCAAAAAAACGATAAGTTTGGAATTAAAATTAGGGGCGCATTTAACTCGCGTGAAGAAGCAGCGTCTCACGCTAAACGTCTTCAAAAAGAAGATTCGACTTTTGACATTTACGTTGTTGATATGTATAAATGGCTTTTGATTCCACCTGATCCGGTTCAAATTGAGGATGCGCATTACGCGGACGAAAAACTCGAGGAACTTATGCAAGGGTATAGAGAAAATCAAGCACAAGCCGCGGCTATGTTTGCCGAACGTAAGAGGGATATGATGGCTGTTAAGGCACCTGGTTCCGATACGTACTTCAAGTCTGGTGATGAGAACTCAAAGTTTTATACGAAACCTGATGAGGCTCCGATTAGTCACCCAGCTGAAGTTCTTGAACGTCTTCAAAAGGAAAAACCGGACGCAGATATGGAAGAACTTGTAAAGGAGGCGGATGCAATTGTTGCACAGGAAATGAAGGATAGAATTGAAAAAAGAGAAAAAGAGGCTAAGGAGGCTAAGGAGAAACAGGCTAAGGAACGTGGATTTGAATCGGTTGAAGATATGGAAAAGTATGATGATGAACAGGTATTGAAAGAAATTGAGGAAAATGAAAAGAGGAAAAGAGAAGAATTGGAGAAACAGGCTAAAGAACGCGGGTTTGAATCGGTTGAAGATATGGAAAAACATGATGCTGAACAGTTAGCCATCGAAAAGGAATCTAAAGAAACACAAATTGAAAATTCGGTTGAAGCTCAGGTTACAGAAAAAACAGACGATGGTGAAGAAGAGGAAGTTACATCAAAAAATAAGGAAAACGATGATCCCGAACAATAAATATTAAATTAATTAATTTTATTATATAAATATAAGTATGTTGAGTATTACATTGAACATAATCACCATTATTATATTGTTAGTTGTAGTTGGTTTACTTTTCAGATTGTATACAGATAAAAAAAGTAAAACAGATACAGAGACTGTATCGTCAGATTTAGAAAAAACACCTTCATCATCAGAAGAACGTGAAGTTATGGCATCTGACGTCTTTTATGATACAGTTACAGATCCACTCGTCGTAAGCCGGGCGTATTTTACGGAAACGGGGTACGGCGAATTGGGTGATTTTAAAGGTTTACAAGCACAACTTTCCGATACATATTGGATACATGGAAAACCTATCCCGGTCTCAAAATAACCGGTTGCATGGTTTTACCCATAAAAAAACCAAGTAAAAAAGCTACAAAAATTATAATATACCCAGTTTTATCTAAATTTGAAAATATATCATATTTTTCATTTTGTATTTGGTGTGGGTGATGTGCGTAAACGTGTGGAGGCGGAATATAATATTGTTCATTATTTTCCGGTTCTTGTTGATTATTCTCATTTTCGTTGGAAAATGTGTCTTTGAATTCATCTGGGTTATATTGGATGGGTGTTCCTACGTCCGATTCCATTTATAGAATTTAAATTTATTTTTTTAAGCCGGTTATTACTCATTTTCCTCTTCCTCTTCCTCTTCCTCTTCCTCTTCATCTGAGTAATCTTCATCGTCATCTTCGTCGTCAACAACAAACCCTTTCAAATTACCGTTTTCATCTTCGTCTGAAAAATCTTCATCATCTTCATCTTCATCGTCATCTTCTTCATCATCTGTACAAAAGTCTTCGTCATCACTTTGAAGTAAATCTACGTCAGAATTATATTCGTCTTCTCTGTAATCATCTTCAACCTCTTCTTTTAATTCTAAACGTTGCGGTTTTTTTGAAATTCTTCCTGAACGAGTTCTAACGCCGTTTGACATTATAAATTACTAATAGACAATTCTTTTAAGTATTTTACTCGCTTACTCTTTTAATTGTTTAATTTCTTCTCTAATGTGCAATTCGTTAAAATGTATTACTATTTTAATGGATAAATTATGTAATTTATCCTGGATATCTGTATCTCCTGATACGACGTTAAGTCCTATTTCTTCTAAATTGTTAATTGCACGAGTTAATAACTTTTTTGATATTTCAACATGACTTCTGTATTCTAAAGCCATGTTTATGTTTGCGAGAAATTCTTTATAAACTGTTGGATTTATTCCTGAGTATTTATGGGTTTCTTTTATGAGATTTTTTATCTCGACTGGGTTTGTTTCGTTTTTAATTAGAGTAGATGTTATATAAATTACAAGTCCCAATAGTATAAGAGCTAGCATTCTATAATTTAGTGGCTATTTTATCTGTGAGTAAATGTTTACGACAATCACATTTACACTTTTGTTCTAATACCTTTTTTACAATTTCAAAATTCACGTTATTTTCTTTACATTCTGGACACGTGTAATTGGTGTGTACTAAATATTTTTTTACACCCTTTTTCTTATCGATTTTTTCTATTTTACATTCGGTTTGTAATTCGAATATATTTTTGAGAATGAACTTGTTTAGTAGCGTTTTAATATCATTTTCACATGTTTTAGTAAAGGTCTCAACTTTTTTAGGTATTTTTTGTATATACTTTTCTATTTTACCTTCTTTGTAAAGTGCTTTTTTGATTTTTGGTGTTAATTGGTGTCTTTTTCCCGTAAAATCTTTACAAAATCCATAGTGTCTTAATATGTCAGTAGTAGAAAAACACTTTTGTGCTATAGTATCTCCTATTATATGAAACCATACGTGGTTAGAATTATGGTTACACTTTTTATTTTCACAGTAGTGTGAATTTGTTGAAACGAGAAAATGTTTTTTACTTTCGTATATTTTTGTTATTTTCGCCATACTTTGACCTTCGAGGTTTTTCCTTACGAATTCTTCTATTAACCCGATTGCTTCCTGATCTTTGAACTCGTTTTTTATTTCTGCCGCTGTAAAAGTTCCCTCTTGTTTTTTAGTATAACTACCTTCAATTATGACGGGATCATCTCTTTCCGTTCTTAGTGTAGCCATTTGCATAATTTTTACATTTGCTGTATTTCCTTCTATTGCTTCTAACATGGAAAAGGGTCCAAACCTGTATATAAAAATGGGTTTGTATTCACTTTGTGTTTCTTTACCTGTATTATTACATTTGATACATCCCTGTCCAGAACACGCCTCGTGTTTACCTTTTTTATGGGACCATGGCATACGAAAACCACTTCCCTTTGTTTTTCTTTCGGAACTACCATATACAGATACATCAACTATATCACTCCAATCTTTCGATCCATATACCAAATTTAATGTGTTTATGACATGTTCACGAATTGCTATTGCTGATGCTCTATTAACAACAAAACCTGGCCAATTTATGTGAACACCCGTTTTTATGAGGTGACCTACAGGTTTTGGTTCTGCTACAGAAATTAAGGCTTCTTTACCACCAAATTTCTTAACCTTATCGCATATAACTTTGCACACACTTTCGAGATCAGAAAATGACATTTCATCTTCATCTTTATAATCGAGATCCACGAAAAAGTTATAATTTTCTGTTTTCTGTTCAACGACGTATATTTTTTCGCCGTTATTATACGCCTCTACATACTTTTCATAAAAATCATTCAATCTATCAAATGGCACGGAAAGGACACCACCGTCCATGAGCACATGTGATAAATTGGAACCATGTGAGAAACCCTGTTCTCTACACCATTGTTTAAACATGGTGTATACTTACCAATTATTGTTTTTATTTTTTTATATTGATTAATCGCTATCGTAATGATGACGCCAAATTGATTTTCTAAATGAAACTTCTGGGTACTGTTCCTGTTCTGATAAATTTTTCTTAAGTACTAAAAGTTCGTAAACTTTATCATCTTTATGGAGTTCTGCATACCTTTCCGCCTTTTCACTGGTATACCCATGTCTTTCAATAAGTAGATCCTTTATTTGTGATAAAATGTAAACTTTTGACTTCATTATTTAATAGAAAAGGTTTTTCTATTCAAAGAAGTTACACACGCATAAAACTCTGGGTTATTGAGTACATTTTTTACTATTCTATCCCACTGTTTCTTCGTATTAAATTCTGTTAAAGTTTCAAAATTCATAAAATCATTTTCGTCAAATGTACGTTTAATGGGTAATTTTTGTATTTTTTTTAAATTTGTTTTTATTTTTTCATCGTTAAATTTTTTAATGAGGTCACTTTGTTCTTGTTGTGTATAATTTACGAAAAATATGAACACGTTATATTCTAATTCAACCCCGGGACTTTCTTTTACTGTAAATTTAAAATCTGAATATTCACCTTTTTTCAGTGAAATTACTCCTCTGGTTTCTTCTTCAAGTTCTCTTAAAGCACATCGTATTGGATTTGGTATTTCCCTGCGTCTACACCCCCCTGTTACGAAAATCCAATCTTTGAATCTACGATCTCGTACAGTTAGAAACTTTGGTTTAGAACCCGTAAATGTTACGGGAATAGCAATAGCCTTGTATTTCTTCATTGCGCATTTGCAAGTTATAATTTAGCGAGATGATTATTCTGAAGATTCTTCTTCGCTATCTTGATTTTCATCAATTTCTTTACCTACTTGGGTTTCATTTTCTGGTGTTTTTTTACTTGGAATTTGACACTGGGATTTTTCTGGTCTGGGAAATACTGGTCTGGATAAAAATGAGGCTAATTTTCCATTAAACCCCTTTACAGATTCCATTTCTTCCTTGGTTGTTTTGAGTTCTTTATACATGTATAAAGTTAATGCGATGCATAACAATACACCAACTACTGTAACGGTTTCACGATCAAAAGTAAACATTTTATATTAATGTGTGCAATTATGTTTTTAAGTATGTATAATCGCACCCATGTGAGAACCTTTTTCTTTGGGACACTCGTACCCCTGTTGAGCAAATTGAATCTCTTGGAAATGACCTTCTTTACACTCCGCGTTTTGTGCGGGTTTTTTTTGTTTGGTGTCGACGAGATGATTCAAAGTTCCGGACTTGGGATCGTACGTAATAATAAAAATAAAAGCTGCGAGAAAAACTATTTGCCAGAACATTTATAATAAGTGGCTAAAATTAAATTAGTTCGAGTACATCAAACCACCCATACCGTTTTCGATACGGAGAATGTTGTAGTTGACGCCATAGAAATCGGCTGAGAAATTAGCACTACCTTCAAAAACGAGTCTCGCGGAATCGAGTCTACTGAAGTTGAGCGACCCAGTTGGTTGGAGCTTGGACGTATCGAGACAGAATGGAACCAATATAACATCGCTACTGTTACTGTTGGCATTTTGTGTGTGGTAGTAAAGTGGTGCTTTCGTAAAGTGTGGTACAATAGATTTGGCATCAGTAACGTCCGTACCATTGATTTGCAATTTCATCTTTTCAACCCCAAATTCGGAGGTACTGTTATCAGAAACTAAATACTTAATTGGGTGATTGAAATTAAGTTCTTGGATCCCCGCTCCCGATGCAACAGCTTTTTGTGTTTGTGTA